ATAGTCCTGAATCAAGAACATTTATAGATGCTTTAGTACTTCCTGTTAATGGTCTAATTTTTACTGGTCCCGGTAATGGTAATTCTTCAGGAGTGGGCAACCCTCTAGATTTAGCCAGTATGCTAGTAATATCTTTCAAAAGTTTTTCTAACTCTTCAGCGGATAGTAATCCTGCCTTAGCCATCGTTATTAATAATCCGTAACTTTCGGCCATACCCGGCATATTCAAAGTTATCTGATGAAAAGAATCTGCTAGGGAATTATTAGCAGTAATTAACTGATTTGTTATGTCCCCATATTGTTTTTCTGCATCTATTAATGCCGCATATGAATCAATTGAACCATCTTGCGAATTTTTTAAATTATCGATTTCTCCCAATAACTTCTGTTGCTGTTCTTTCAAGTCTCCAATTCTAGTTGCATTATCTTGATAAGATAGTGTAGCCTGCCTTAATATCTCAAGTTGCGATTCCATCTCTACGCGAGATTTTCTTGCGTTATCGCCTAAAATTGAAAATCCGGCAGAAACAGCTAATAAGGCAATTCCAAGAGGAATTAAAGTACCACCGGACATTAAAGACATTGCCCCGGCAATTCCGGTTATAGTAGAGCCTAATCCTGATAAATCTTCTTGTGTTTTATTACTTTGTTGAGAAAGGGCTGCTAAGCCTCCTAGAAAAACAGGAAGTGAAGATGATGCGTTTTTAAGTTCCAAGAAAGCGGTTTTAGCTACAGACAATTTACCTGTTAATTGAAAAAGAAATCCTAGAAATTGTGTTTGTATTATAGTACGAAAAATCGCTGCCACACCTTTACCAACCAAAGCAAATGCCAAAAATCCAGTAGTCATAGTTACTAATTCTGGTGGTATGGCTGAAAATACTTTTAATAATGCTGTTGCTGCCGTAATAACCGTATCTAAGGATGAATTTAGAGTTCCAGCAAATTTTTGAAAGGTTGCTTGATTAAATAATACACCTAATTGAGTTATTTTAGCAGCAGTTGTATCCAAAATCTTTTGATTAGCTATTAATGCTTCATTCGAAGCATTAATGCTTCGTTCTTCTACTTGGAATATTTGACTTAAGGCAGCTAGTAATGCTGCCGCGTCCGGTGCTCGTCTAGGGCCACCAGCTATTCCCTTAATAACATCTTTAACTCTTCCGGCAGGAATTATTCCCGAAGATATAGCGTCACTTATTTCTTTATAAACTTCTAGGAATGGCTTCAAATTTCCTGCTTCATCTCTAACAGAAATTCCAAATTCCTTAAGTGCCCTAACTGCGCCTGCCGAATCGACAGAACCAATTAAATTCTTAAGTGAGACAGCTACCTCCGAAGGAGTTTTTGCTGTAACTTGCGATAATACTTGAATAGTAGCAACCATCTGGTCTATTGAAAGTCCAGCTTGTTTAGAAGCCTCAGCAAGAGTTCCTAAACCTTGAGCAATATCTGCAATAGACGTTGATTGGCCGCCAGCTACAGCAGTTATTTTTGCTAAAAGTCTTGGAGTATCCTCAGCAGAAAGATTTAGTTGTTTTACAGTAGCAACCAAAAGGTCGGTTGCTTTCACTGTATCTATGCCTGCAAGATTTGTCAAAATGCCAACAGATTGTGTTAATTGAATAATAGATTTTTGCCAATCTTCCGCAGATTGTCCCGCCTTTCTCATCGCTAAAGCGATATCATCAGCCGATTTCAACATTTCGGCTAATGGTGTAGCTGTTTTAAATGCTACACCAGCTATTACATCAAAAAATGATTTTGCTTGTGTCGAAGAAAGTTGAGCAGTTATTGCAAATTGCTGTAAACTTTTATCTAATACAACAATACTTTGAATAGTTTTTGTAACCGCTGCTAATCCACCAAATACAAGGGTTGTGGCAATTGTCCATTCAACGACCTTTTGGAAATTTCGTACCGTTTGTTGCAATACTCTTCCCATTCCAGATAATTGCCCACCAAATTTCGTAACGACTTTTCCAGAAGAATCAACTTCAGCAGAAAATTGCTGCCATTCTTGAGTAATGGGATGAAGAAATCCCCCACGAAATGTTGTAAATCCTGTTGTTAGATTTTTAATTGGGGCACCTATTTTTGCTTGTTGGGCATACAGGGCCGCACCTAATTGAGCCTCAGACGCAGCCACTCCTCCGGGCAATTGTCCTAAACCAAATCTTTGAAGCTCACTAAATAATCCTTTATATCGAGTTCTAAGTGTTTCAATATTTGTTGGAATGGGAGGAAGGGCTACCTTCGCTGCTTCTACAGCTTTTCCTGTTGCAACTAAATCCCTTTGTAGCCCGCCTAGTAGAACACCCTGAGCTTGTTGATAAGCCGCATATCTTCCTTTCAGTGTATTAAGTGTTGGGTCAGCAGCAATTATTCTGCCTGCCTCATCCTGTAGCCTATTAAGTAATTGTTGATTTCCAATTATTCTTCCACCAAGCTGTAAACGTTCCTTCTGTAAAGAGCTTAATCTTTCTTCTAATGCTACACTTTTTGCTTGAAATTTCGTTGCAGCCGCACCAGTTAGTGGTTTAACGAAAGATTTGGAAAGGTCATCTCTCACCTTTAGTTGTTTCTTTACCTCAGAAATCTCCTGTCTTACTAAAGGTAACCTTATTTTAGCATCCTCAATAATTTTTTGAGTTGACAACGTTCTAGCCGCATTTTCTCCAGTTATAAGAGAAACCCTATCTTTAACATCTTGGGCAAGAATTCTTCCTGTGGCTATAGACTCACTTTCGGCAGCATTTAAACGTTGTTTAGCAGCCGAGTATTTTTCACTAGCTGCTGTAATCTGCTCAATATTACCATGATATACTTCAGTTAAAGCAATAGTTTTCTCAAGAAATATTGGTCTTCCCTCTTTAGTCAAACCACCAAATAGCTTTAGCTGGGTTTGTCCGGTGGTTTTTAATACGTTGTCATATGAAAGCATTTCTGTTTTAATGGCGCGCACAAATGAACCTGTTTGATTACCAAGTCCTTTCTCACTTGGTAATCCAAGACGTTTTTGTAAAGTAAGTTGCGAAGCAGCGTTAGTGCTAGCTACGAAAGCATTAGTTTCTTTACCGATAGCTTGTAGTAGTCCTCTAAGGCCAGAGGTATCCCCTATAAACCTAATAATAATATCTGCCAAACTTTATTCCACATCCTCTAGGTCCAAATCTACATAGGAGTTTCTTTTTTGAGCGCTCCCTTTTATATCAAACACAGTATCCAAAAATTCCTCTAATTTATGTGGTTTAGTCCATAAATCTCTAGGAGGTCTTTTATCTTTAGGTAATTCATTAAATGAATCAACTCTTAATCGATATAGTATTGCCTCAGAAATAGTGTGGGGCAAATCCTCTGATGTGCCTAAACCCTCAGCGAGAGGAAGTCGCATTTGCTTCGTAATAGTTAAAGCAATTCCCCATGCGCCCCCCTCGGCTAGTTTTTTAGTTCTTCCGGTCCTATCTCTAATGCCCTATAAGCATCTATAAGTTGATTTCTTACTACTGGATGAGCATCTTTAAACTCATCCACCGAACTATACCCACGTTCTTTTAAATTCTTATCAATATAAGTACTTCTCCAAACTTTTTGATTATTTAATTCTTCTAAAAATACACCAAGAGCGACAATATTTGAAAGTTCTTCTTTCGCCATAGATTGTTGCTCTTTTAATGGCATACTTTTCAGAAATGTTATAAGTTCAGCTTTCTTGGTTTCCACATATTCCACAAGATTTTTTTGATATGCTTGTTCAGCATCTTCTCGTTTTTTATCTAATGTTTCTTGTTCTTCTAATGTTGGAGCATCCGGGTCCATAGCCACAGCATCTATCCCCAATAACTCAGGTCGTTCATTTGCCGATACAGCCTCATTTTCAAATGCTGTAGATTTAGCAGCCATTATAATTTCTAAACATTGTTCTGGTGTAGCTTCATCTAAAATATTAACTTCGTCTTTATAATCATCAGATTCCGTATCACGAAGCAAAGCCCTTTTCTTAGAAGAAGCAATTCTTGCCAAACGATAAGATTCTTGCAAATCATAATCTCCAATAATACGTAGATAGACGGATTTAAGAGGGTTTCCGCTTATGTCTTTAAGAAGAACCTCTTTCTTCCAACGTAGTAAATCAACCAATTGCCCCATTTACAAACCTCTCCTTCTCCTAAAACAAAATAAATAGGGGATAGGCAATATCTCTATCGCCTATCCCCTTTACGCTAGATTTATCTAGCTTCCAAAAAATTACCGATTTACCAAGGACCCACACCAGAGGCTACAAACAAATCTCCTGTTGTTGATTGCCAACTAAATGTTTCATTCATTGACTGATTAACTGAACTATCATCACCCTCAGCCGTGATTGTGATTGATGGAACATAATAAGTCAACACAGTTTTCGCTGTATTTCTCGGGTCCTTCAATTGAACCTTTAATGGTAACGTATCTACAGCATATTCCATATCAGATTCAATTGTTGTAGATGCTTGTGCTGTTAATAAATTCAACAGGTCATTATCTGTCTTTAATACTGAAATATCACCAGTAACATTTGGTATTCCTACTTCATATCCTACCGGCTTTCCTAATCCGCCCATTTCAAAGATGCCCTCTGAATCAAATGCGGCTCTAATTGTGGCACTTTGAACACGGGGAATGCTACTAACACTGATTGTCAATGGAACATACTTACCCTGAATAGCTGCTGGTGCGGCATCATCAAGACCGCCAAATAGCTGTGTAACTGGTGCACAATAAGTTACCCAAATTGCATCACTAGCTACGGTAGAGTTTCCATTGAAATTAATATTAGCACCTGTTACGGTAAAATCTGTTCCTTCGTCAAGGAAGTTCGTTGTACTATCTGTACCTGTGCGATACGCATTAATAATATATCCAGAAGTTCTTGTTAAATATGTTGGTGCATTTGTAAGTGTCTGTACACCTGTTGCTGTAGCAAGTGTAAATGCCTCATAAACAACTGGCTGTTTAAATTCTTTCTTAGAGTTAGACGATACTGTGTACGAAACCGTAGAGTTATCTCTAACTCCGAATGTTGCATCCATAGCTGTAACGATTCCGCGCTTTACATAAAGTGCGTTTACGATTGCCTTAGTACTGGCATCTCTAATTTGACCAATAACGTCAACATTCTTTAATTCAGTGATTGATACTCCCGAAACAGGAAATGTAGTTGGTGTATAACCAGTCAAAAAAGAGTATGTGTTGTGACTAACATCAAATGCTTCAAACGTAACAGTTACATCAGGGATTTCCTTAGTTGTACCTACATGAAGCTTTCTTGCAAGCTCATCAATGGCTGTAGTTGGAAAACTAGCAGGCCAGTCGAATCTCTGTACGCGGGCAGCATTTAATAATCCTCTAGGTGTTGCTACTTGTGGCTGTAAGTCCCTTGAGTGGACCCTAGCGCGTTTTGCCATTTATCAATTCATCCTCCTTATAAGGTTTAATTTACTTATACCTTTTCCTTTCCCGTTTTTTAGCTGCCCGCCCTTATGTGTATGTGTTCGGTCAACTAACTAGAATAAAAAGCTTCGAACGTTCCGCTCGAAATGCCCCTCCAACGATTAACTTTCGGATTTAGTAAATTTGGGGGCATTGTTTCTGAAGAAATTGAATCTGTATCATAACAAATTAAACTTCCTAAACTTACAGAACTTTCATTTTGAATATCTATCGGAGTTATGTCCATAAAATCCATAATATCATCAGTTATTGCCATGGCCCTTGACTCGGACTCCATATAACAATCAATCTGTACTCTTCTTCGATAAATATTTTCTACGGTTTTACCTAGTTGAAACGCTTTACCCGAATTTGGTAAAAAGTACACAGATACCATAGGTACTTTTATTGTTTCTTCAGATTGGAATCCTTCACCATAGTTTAGATTAATCCAACCTTTAGTTTCTAGAAATGTCTTAAGAGCATTTCTAAATGAACGTCTTTCATAATATGTTTTAGCAGCCATTTAATCATATAACTCCTTAAAAATCATAAGGCGCTTTCAAACTCGTAATTCTTCCCAAGGCACCCCTAAACCTTCCAGTCGTTCCTAAACGTGGGTCAAATTTTAAACCTGTTATCGGCGTTGGAAATTGTTTTTCATCCGCATTTTGTACCATCTGTTCTTGAATATTTAATAATAAATTTTGTCCAACAGTTATTAATTCTGTCTCAATTAATTCTTGTACATGGAAAGCTGGAATAGGATAAATATGTGTTGTACCGTATTCTAAAATTAACCATTGTGGGGACTTTTTACCCCAAAATTCAAATCTTTCCTGAATGGTAACGTCAATTACCCCGGCAAAATGGTCGGCTAACCATTCTTCTCTCATTTCTTGGGTATTTTTTAATTTTTGGTGAGCGTAGGGTAAGGATTCTACAAACCCCCCATCTTCTATAGCAGCCAAATAATGCACACTTAAATCTAAATCTTCCTTTGTTCCAAGCGCATCTAAATTTATTACTATTGTTACGCGGTCATTTGAAGGAATAACTTGAATAGGAAGAAAAACTAAATTTTCCATTAACTGGTCCTTATATCTAAAGTGAAAAGTTTCATTATCTAGCCTTCCCATAACTGCTTCAAAGATTTGTCTTACAATACTTAAAGCAAGTCCTTGGCGAAATTCCGCTGCTATGATATCAAATCCTATTCCAATATTTTGTGGAATTTTGCGCGAAATCAAGTCCTCTATATCAAGGATATTTACTTGCACGCTTATCAAGTTTATTCCGCCTCCTGACCAAACCCCACAATCGTAAGAACAGAACGACTAAAGTCATTAAAGTTATCTAAGATAGTTTTCTTAGAGGCAGAAAATGTTAGACCCCCATTCTTATGGAGATTTTCTAAAGCATCCAATGTCAAACGACAATACATTCTTTTTTGCTTTTCAATACTTTCTGCTGCCTGTATAAGTGCCATACCATTGATTTTATTATATTCAAAATGTGTTTCGCAGTTCGGACAAACAACAGTGTTTCCTTCAAACATCCTTTTCCCTTCCTTTATGTTGGTCTATCCCCCATGTTCTTCAAGACAATTCG